AAATACCCCTCGCCCAATTGTGAATCGTTTAACAATCCGGTGGCATGTGTGTATTGTGGGATGTTGCCGGGGTACGTTGCCACGGCATTATCAACCAATTTTTTATTGGTTGGATCGTACAACGTGTAACGTACCTCGGTTGGGGCCACCAATTGCCCATCGCGATAAATCGGTAATTCGCTTGTTTGCGCTTTACCCTTTTCTAACAATTCGGGTATTTTGATTTGCGGGGCAAATGGTGTTGTACTCATGGCGTTAATATCCGGTTATAAACGTTTAACCCGTGTTGGGCGTATGATTCGATAAATGCATCCATTGCATCGATTTGCGTTTGCAACGCGTGCAATTTATTGGCAATTTCGGGTATGTGTTGTTGGCGAATCAATCGATCGGGGCGTTTGCGGTAATCAGTTACGAACAGTTTCCAAAATTCAGGTTCAACCACGCCCAATTCACCCGCAACCAACAATTGCAACGCCCATTGGTTAAACGCATTGCGATCGAATGTTTTAATTACTCGGTTTGCCAATACACGTACATCGGTAAAACGATCGGTGTAATATTTGCCGCCGCGTGCATCATACATACGCACATAATCATGCCGTTTTGGATCTAGATAGATCCACCCCTCACGTTGCAATTGGCCGATGCGGTTGGATACATCACCCAATTCACCGCGTATTTGGCGCACACCGTTAACGCCGGGGCGGATCTGTTCGAATTCGATATTTGGCACAAACACACCCACGGTTGTTTGGATCTCTTTATCCTTGGCATTGCCTTTACCGGGTACAACCTCGGTTATTTGGAATTCTTGCCAAATCCAATTGGCCGGCCACCATTTCGCGAACATTGGATGGTTTGCGCGAGTGGGTAATACCAATTGTGCGTTGTGTGGGTTTTGTGGCGCCCACGGTTGGGCCTGTGTTGTGTAATTCATTGTGTTTTGCCTCAATGTGTTTTGTGTGGTTGTTTGTGTGTTGTGGGTTGAAAAATGCACGGGGCCGTAACCCCGTACATCAAACAACCAATCTAACCAATGTTAGAACAACAAAATGTTAATCGTTGATCGAACTGAGTTTAACACCGCGATCAGCATCAACGATACCCATACCAAGGTAACAATGCCCAACAATCGATGTTAACGCGCGTGTTGCATCACGTTCCATTTCGATCAATACGTCACCCATATCCATCGATTGCGCGGCGCCGGCCAACGCGGCGGGTTTACCTGTGGCAAATCCCAATGCACCCGGTGCCCACATGGCCCCAACGTGCAAACCGGCACTTTCTGTAATATGTGATGATGTATAAACGTCAACACCCAAATACGATCCTTTATAGCCCGGCCCTTTTGCGCTCAACGCCTCAAATGATGCGGGTGCAAACGCCAATGCGTTGTTTTGTTCGCCACGAATATCGTTTTGCAAATCTTGCCATTGCTCAGGATGCAACAACGCAACGTATGGCCCCGGCGCACCTTTACCCGATGATGCCAATTCCAACGTTTGAAATGCTTGAATAAAATCTTCAATTGTCAACGCGCCCGCATTGGATACCGATGCAGTAAAACCGGCAACACTGGATGCGGTTAATTCAGCAAACAACAATTCGTATGATTTACTAATTGATTCCGCAATTCTGAATGGATCGATATCTTGGCCCATTCCGGTCATAGATGCGAGATCGGTAATTTTGTACATCAACGCTTGGCGTTTTACAACGATATCGGCATGGCCATCGGTTAAACTTGTTTCGGATACGGCTGTATCTTCTTGGAAAGATCCGGCACTACCTGTAAATGCTTGAAATGAATCATAACCATCCAAACCGGCTTTACGTACTCGGATTGTATCCGATCCCATTCCGTTGATAGATCCGACAAAATCGAGAAATGGCGTATTTCTCAGGTTGCGCGCATCGGTAATAAGTAATTTTAATTCTTGGCTAATCATCTGTTGCAAACGTAGATCGCCAACCAATGAATGATTTGTAATATTTGCCATGGTAAACCCCAATGGTGTGTGTGTAATGTGTGTTTGTGTGTGTAATGGGTTTTACTGCTGTTGCGGGCGCGACCCTACCCACACAAATTATAAACCAATAAAACCCCGTTTGCAACCACAAAAAAACCCCCTTGTAGAAAGGGGGAAAACAACCGAGGCAAATTGTTTTTTTTGAGAGAATTTAGGGAAATCAGATTACAACGATACAACGATCTCAGCATTGGAAACGTTTACAACGCTTTTTACCTTGCAATTGTTCGCATCCACTAATTGCACATCCAATTGGATTAGATTGCCGCTAGAATCATACGCACTAACATGTACGATCTTTTTGCCCAACCCGTGGTTCAACGTTGCAAATGTGTTTGCGGTCAACGATTGCGGTGCAAACTCGGTACGGAAATCGGCAATATCCACCAAAATTTCACCGGTTGCATCATCGTATTGTGCCAAGTTACCCGCGGCCGGATCGGCACTAATTGCACCGCGTGATCTTGCCTGGGTAAAGAATTGATTTGTTGCGCCGTCGGCCTCAACAATATCATCAGTGTTTGCATCCAATGCATATTCGCCATTGGAATACGATAAACCTTGGCCGGCTACAAATTCATCAAATACATCACTTAATTGAACACTAAATACACCGGTGGTACTGTTGTATTGCAACAATTGTACATCGGGGCCGCCAACACTTGCAACCGATACGGCACCGCGTGATCTGGCATCCGTGTAATACAGGTTACCGCTTTCTGTGATCATGCTTGTATCGGCTACCAATTCCAATACACCGGTACCGGATGTGTAACTAAGGCCCGATCCGGTAACACTGATTGCGCCGCGTGCGCGTGCATCGGTGTACCATAGGTTTACGGCGCCGGCTTGCTCGGTAACGTGATCGGTATCAACGGCCAAATCAATAACACCGGTTGCACTATCGTAATCGATACCATCGCCGGATACGCTAATACTAGATCGTACGCGGGCGGCGGTATGGTAGAGATTTACGGATCCCTCGGAAATTCCGTCCGTATCCGTATCAAGTGAAAATGAACCGTTGGCATTATCGTATGCCAATCCAGTACCGGCCGCAAAAAACCCGCGGATCTCGGCTTGATCTGCCGTAAATTCGCCGGTGGATGCGTTGAAATTAACACCGGATGATGCACTAAGCGCGGCGCGGATCTCAGAATCGGAAACGTCCACACCCTCGATTTCTGTAAAATCGTTTGCATCGCCGGCCGATCCGCCATTGTGGATCCATGTTTCCGCACGGCCTGATACATTCGTTAGGATAATGATATCCCCTTCCTGTTTTTCATCGCCATTTGTGTAATTGGCGGTAATCCATGCGCCAATGTTTGCGGCGGTGGTATCAACGGCAACATCGGTAATTGTAAGTGGCTTTAACTTTAATTGTTTCTCACCATTTACCGTTACCAATTCGGCATAATTTGCACTATCGGTTGCGATTCCAACAACGGCGTTGGCCTCTAAATATTGTTTGGTAACCGCGTGATTATCTGCGCTGATCGCGCCCTCGATTGATACTTGGCCTTTAAATACGTTTTGTGGGCTAAAAAATTCCATGATTTTAAATCCTATGGGGGGGTGTTTATGTTGCAACGTGGCACCGTTTGCCACGCGTTTATATTAGCGCAAATAAACGGTGCCTGTAACTGAATTGTGGAATGTTATAACCAAACGATTTAACGTTACGTGTTGTACGTTTGCGGCCACCGTATACCCACCAATAACGATCGTTATGTTTGGCACATATCCCAAATTGTGATCAATGGTAACCGTTGCCACGTTTACAAATTCGGTTTGTATCGGTGGGCGTTGAAAAAATACCGCGTTTGCCATGATTTATTCATCCTCTAATATGATAATTATCGTGCCGGTGCCATTGGCCATTGCAACATACAACGATGTGGGCCGATCTTTACCGCGCCCATACTTGGTTGCAACGTATCCGTAATTGGCAACAAACGCCGCGTTATTGGATGGTGTGCCATTGTCCACACCCTCGTATGCAAATACACATTCACCCGTTTTTGTGCCAACGGTTACAACCTTGGTACGGGGGGGTAAAATTACTTGGGTGTTATTGGTGGTTGCGCTAACGGCCCGAATGTGCGGGAACTGTTTAACGCCTGTTAGATCAACGCTCATTGTATCGCCTCGTATGTTTTACCGGTTGGGGCCGGTATTGGTTTGTATGGTTACCGGTTTTGCCACGCTTTGCGGATCGCATCACGATTTGCCCGATAAAATTCGATATCTGAGGCACCCCGTTTTAACAAATCGCCATGTTGGGTTGGTGCCGGTTGTGCGCCCATGTTCGTTTTTGGTGGCAACAACGCCGGGGCAACATCCATTTGCGGCGCGGCCTGATTTTGCGGATCGGGGTTTGCCTGGGCGGCCGGCGCATCGTTTGCCGGTGCGGGTGTGGATTCGTTTTGCAAGTGTGGGCGCAACACCAACGGGGCGTTGGTTGGATCGGCTTTTATACCGGCCAACCAATCGGCCAACGGTGTTTGTGTTTCGGCACCTTGCATTGCCTTGTTGTATGCCCATTCAACGGCATCCCGCAATTCGGGATCGGTAAACCCGTTTTGTGCCATTGCATTGTGGCGATCGTATCGTGTGTTGGCATCGGTTAATTGCGTTTCTAATTCGTTGATCTTGCCTTGCAATGTATCCAACGATGCCAAACGGCCCGATGTATCATCTAATTTTGTTTGCAACGCCGCCGCCTGTTCTTCAGCCTGTACCGCGCGTGCGCTCAATTTGGAGATCCGATCTTGGATCGCCGCCTCGATATCAGATTTTACCACGTATTCGACGCCCTCAATTTCTTTGGTTCGCATAATGTTACCCCGTTGTATTTTTGGTTATTGTAATATAAATAATGCCTATTGGCAATTATTGAAATTCGGCCCGTTCGATTCGGATTTGGCGCAAATATTCGCGTGCCTCCTTTTCATCCATATCATCGAACATCATCATTACGGCGGTTACGGGGGATATCAACCCGGCCGTTAATTTGGCGGTTATATCCTCACGTTGTGCGCGCATTTCATCCGGTGTTAATGGCATCGAATGGTAACTAACGCGATAACCATCTTCAGGTAAATTCTTACCCAAATACCGGTTGGCCAACATTGCCGTTTTTTGTAATAATTCCTCATCACCCATACGGAATACCGGCGCAAACTTTTTTTGCGCATCCCGTTGGCCCGATCTGGATACGGCCAACGCATACCCCGATCGCGGATCGCCTGATTGGCGAGATATATCCGATGGGGATAAACCGGCGGCCAATCCAACACGCATTTCGTATTTGCTGATGGAATCCAATAACGAGGCCGGATCGGTTGGGTTGGTAAAACTACCCACCAACGGTTGGCCCTGTGCATCGGGATCTTGAGTAAATACCAAGATCGAACTCGGATCGGTGGCAATACTGGATCGGCGTGCAATCTCATTTTGATCCATTTGGGATAGCCCCGCAACACTGAGGCCGGCCACGTATTTTTGCGCCCATGCACAATCACGCACGCAATGTACCCACATAGAATATAATACGGCCGATGTTAACGAACCGTACACCATTTGCGAGGCGTTAAACGCATCCCATAGAAATCCGGTTTTTTCTGCATGGTACAATACCACGGGCAAAAATGGCCGGCCCTGTTGATCTCGGTACGGATAATTTGCGCCCGTGTGGGTTGGGTGGCCCATATAGATTTGTGATACATCGGCACCCAATGTACCATCGTTGTTTAATTCAAACATACCAAACATTGGGTTATTCAGATCTCGAATATCCAACACATCGGCAACCCAATTATATTTGCCCGTTTCGGGGTGTTTCCGTAATCGCATTTCACGATAGTACGTTGGCACATCCGGCCGATCTGGATCGGATTCGCAATAAACGTAATCCGGTGTAACCAATCGGTATTGGATGCCAGGGTAATCCGTTTGCGCATCCGTGTGTGGGTTTACATCGATGCGTATAAACGATTCACGCAACCCAATAACCATTTGTTGGGTTCGTTGCATCAACGGCCACAACCCCGCTTTAGTTACAAGGCCCTCGCGCGATGTTAACGCCTCTATGTTGCCGTTCATGTTGGAAACGGTGGGCGTTTCATGGTACAACACGGATAATTGGCGGGTGATTTGTTCAAATGGGTTAGAACTGAGATCGGCCGGCCCCCATGATTCACGCCGATCCGCGGGCAAATGGCGGCTTAATTCATCTTCCAAATCATCTTCCCACGCGCCAATAATCAGGCGGCGGCGCAATGCCGTGTGTTGCCATCGGTTTTGGCACTCGGATGTGGGCGCAAATGGTGTAACTGGTATTGGGTATTGCATGTTGGATCCTGTACTCTAATAAAATCTAATTTGGGCGGTGGGTGGTTTATATTTTACATCGATGGTTGGCACCAATGTATACCGCAACGCATCGATACAATGCCCGTATTCATCGCGCGATCGTAATGATTGGTTGCGTTTCATCGTCCACCGTTGCAAACTCATTATAGTACGTTGGCAACGGGGGTGTATAAAAAAGTTTTTGCGTGCTTGTATTGAATGAATCAACGCCGCCCCGTGGTACACACTGTAACGGGGTTTGCGCACCGTTCGAATACGCCACGGTAAACCGTTGGGTGGGTATTGTAATATTTTTTCAAATGCCCGCATCAACAAGGAATTGGACATTTTACCGGCACCGCCCGATCCGCCATAATGGATATTATCGCCCGTCCAACGGCACGCGGCCGGATCGATCTGATTACGTTGGCACATTTCCAATATTGCCCGTGCGTGGGCCTCGGGTGTTGCGGCCCCGCTCGTATATTCATCCAATACATACACGATCGGTTTTTCTGGATCCGCCATGTTGATCGCCGCCAATATGGCAACCTGTGCATTTGGTTGCGAACCGTGATCAACACCGATCCCAAATTCATATTGGCCACCGGGCGGTGCCGGTAAACTTGAAATCATATTTTCATCGAATTGATCGAATACGCGGCCCTCGGGTACGCCAACGGCCCAATCGCCATTTAAACGGGCGGCCCGATCAATTGGCAAATACGTTTGGGCAATGCGATCAATGGTTGATTGTGCAATCAACGGTGCCAACCCGATCGGTGTGGTTTGTTCAACGGTCAACGGCGCATGGTGGCATGTTACGGTACCCTCATCCACCAATTTTTTTAAATACGATACATCCTGACCAACGGGGGTCATTGTAATTCCGATTGTACCCGTTTTGCCCCCGGCACCGCCGCGTAAAACACGGGCGGCCAATTCCCCCCAAACCTCTTGGCCAACCGGCTCATCTATCGCAACATACGAGATCGTAGAAGATGCAAGGCCCAAACCTTGGTTGGCGGTTTTTACCATAATCAACGAACCGTTGCGGAATCGTATAACGGGATGGATGCCACGGAACCCACGCCCCGGTACAAATTCGCAATCAGGATGTAATTCATTTTTTGGACACATATTGTATAATTTTTCTTGGATCGTAATGCTTTGTTGGTGGCTATGTGTGATCAAAAATGCTTGTATTGGCGGCGGATCGGTTTGTATGTATGGATGCGTACCCAAACAACGGTGTATCAATTCGGCACACGCGGCCATTGTTTTGCCCACCTGATTGCCACCCAACAACAATTTGATTTTGGAATCATCCCGCATCCATGCGTGTTGTGGTGGCGTTGGCCGGAAATATGCCAACGGGTTTACATCGGCCCGCCGTTTAATTTTGCGGATCTTGCCAGTTATTGCCCGAATACTCAACAGGCACCCCCAAATGCGCG